TGTAGTATCTGTTGGTGTTCTGTTGGATTCTACCAAGACCCTGATCTGAACCTTCTGCAAATGGGTTTGCAACCATGCCATATCTGGTCTTGAATCCAATCTTAGGCTGGAAGGTGTCCTGACCAACAGCACGTACCATCTGGAGAGGTACATATGGGCAGTAGAAGAGACCAGCATCATAAGGATTGGTTCCCTTGTATCCTACAACATAGTACTGCTCAGCAGCTAGGTTTGCAGAATATGGGTCAATGTAGACCTTGAACTTACCATTGAGAACACCAGCAAAAGTATTGCCAGTATCATCAACATTCAGGTTAGCATTGAGTGCAGGGGTGTAATCAAGAAGTCCTGCCATGGTGAGTGCAGAAGCAACATCAGCAGAGCAAAGGATTACATTACCCTTCCCTCTTCTTGTTCTTTGAGCGATAGCATTAGCATCTCTCTCAAGTTGGAACAGAAGACCCTTGAACTTCTCAACTGACCATCTACCATTGGAGTCTACATCCAGGTCAAAGATACCTGCATTAGCAACATTGGTTTGTGCACCAGCTTCAGCAACCTTATAAATGGTTCTGATGATCTCTCTGTTGATCTCAGCAAGGATTTCAGTTGAGAGAATGTTTGCTAACTCAGCTTCAGCATCAAGACCATGGATTGCCTTGAGGTCTTGTGCCAGTTCCAGGGTGTACTCAGCCTTGAGTGCTCTTGACTTTGCAGTAACTGAGAGCTTCTCAATGCTGAATGCCATCTGGTTGAAAGCATTAGCAGCAGAATCTCCAAGAGCTTCTGCATCAGCAGTTCCCATGCCTTGACCAACCTTGTAGTCAACTCCAAGGGCACCTGATGAGTTAAGAACTGCAGGGTTTCCACCAGCAGCATTGCCACCAAGAGCAAAACCAGTAGTACCAAAACCTACAGATACACCACCATCAGTAGCACCAGTGTAATCGCCTTGGGTAAGGTTTGCACTGTTGTTCTGTGCTGAGAATGCAGTATCTGGCTCATTGAACAGAGCTTCAGTACCATTCTGGTTAACATATCTGGTTCTCATTGCAAAGATCAGTCCAGTAGGACCATTCATTGGTTGAACACCAGCAAGATCATATGCAACCAGATTAGGCATTGATCTTCTGATCAGTGAGATCAGAACAGGATCAAAACCAGCTACAGGACCAGCAGCAGTTGCTGAACCTGAGAAACCAGCAGCACCTGAACCTGCACCAGGAGTTGCACCTGATAGGGTATTGATGTTTGGAGCAGCCTCAGAAATGAAGGCTCTCTCTTCTCTTAAAAATCTTTCTTGGTTTTCTAGCAGTTGAGCGGTAACTGCTCTTCTGTATGGATCCTTGATTTGATCAAGACCCTCTGCTTCCAGAAGAGGTTGCCACTTTTTCTGCAATTGTTCTGAAAGGAACATTTGCTTTTTCTCCTTGTTAGTCTTGTTAAAGTGTTTGTTTAACTACAAATATTTAGTATAACCTAAAATTCACTTGAATTTAGAAATTGCTCTCAAGTATGCACTCATTTGAGGTGAATAATCCTCAACATTTTCTTGGATGAGCACTTCTTCTCTTGTGGAACCAGTTGCTCTTGGGAAATATGATTCCTTCAGAGTTTCTAGTTTCTCACGATAGTCTGACTCACTTTCAAACTCAACACCTTCAGCAAGACCTGCAAGTTTTTCCTTCTGAGTTAAAGCTAACCCTTCAGAAACTTCATTGAAAATAATATCACTTACAGACTCACTTAGTCTTTGATTTAGTTGAACATTTCTTTCGATTTGTTCGTTGAGTTTTGACTCCATTTCATCTAGTCTTTCGACCATTCCTTCTAATACATCATATCTATCTTCAGGGATTTCTACATAATGTTCTTCAAAAAGTCCTTTTAGACCTGTCATGAAGGACTCTGACAGTTCAGACTTAATGCCTGTTTCAATTTGAAGAGCATTCTCTTCAATCCATTCTCCAGCAACATACTCAAGATAGGCATCTACTCTTTGAGTAAGTTCTTCTCTAATTGTGGTAACTTCTTCTACAAGATCATTCTTGTACTGCTCTTGTACCACTTCCATTGCAGCAACAAGTTTTGCCTTAACTGCTGCTTCAAAAATGGTAGCTGCTTTAGCAGTAAATGACTCTGATAACTCTTCGCCCTCAGTGAGAGCATTGATGTCATCAGTGTAATCAATTTCACTATAAATAATTTGGTCTAGTTTTTCTTTCAGAGAAAGAGTTTCTTCTTCAACTACTTCCTCACCAGACTCTTCACCTTCCTCTACTTGATCTTCTTCAACTTCTTCTGACTCAAGAACCAGATCTTCATCTTCTGCTTCTGTCTCTTCATAAGACATAGCAGCTTTGTTAGCATGTTGCATTGGATCAGGAGCCTTTGCACCTCTGTGCTGCACATCTCTTACTGCTTTAATTCTAGCAGCAGGAGTCTTGTACTTATTTGACTCGTCATCTGGTTTTGAATTTTGGGGAGTTGGTCCTCCTAAATCTTCTACTCCATTAACAAGACCCTCACCAGGAATGGTTGCTTTATACATACCTTCCCCAGGCTTGGCGCCCTTGTTTACTGCAGTGACAGATTTTTTAGTAGATACTTCCATTTCTTGTAAATCGTTACCGACACTCATTTGTATACTCCGAATAAAAATCTTTAATTTATTCTATATTTATTTATAAATTAAAGATTTAACAAATACTCACCAAACAGTCTAAGCTTGGCTTTTTCATCTAGTTTTTTAGATTCTGAAAGTTTTTCAACTTTCTTTTGGATAATGGATGCATTCATTTCTTTTAAAATGCCCCCATCCCATACCCACTCTTTACCTTCCATGATACCCTCAACAAAGGCATCAGGTGCAGAAGGATCTGCTACAATATCTGCAGCAGTTGCAAGCATGAAATCATCTCC